GGATTTAAGAACTAGAGCGATTGCTTCGGCAGTCGCTTCCTCTTTTTCTTTGTCTATCTCTGAGTTTAGCCGTTCTATCAAGTCCATACTCCCTGTGACAATCGTTTTTGTGCCCTCAGAGGAAGAAATTGTAAGTTCATAGTGTCCATAGCCTATAAACTTTTTGGATAGCTGATAAGTGGTTGGGGGGGGGGAATTTTGACATATGAGAATTGCGTTAGCAGCAGAAAAAGAAAACGGTTCCGCTTTCCCGTTGCGTTACATTCCGTAATCGAAACAGTGGGTACATTAATACTCCACACGGGGGTCGGAACCGTATTATGAAGAAGCTACAGGCAATAAAAATCGTCTGTAGCTCAATACGAGACAACGCCTCGATTACTTCAAAATGTAACGCAGTGCAAAGATGGGTATTTTATATGACTTTACAAAAAACAAAATGGGAAAATTCAAGTAAAGCATAGGGGAAGGCAGCTTATTGGGCTGCCTTTTCAATATTCTCTCTGATTTGTTGGAGCATCCGGAAAGCTCCAGCCATCTTATAGTTGCCCAGACATTGCTTAGCCTGCATGATACAACTTTCAACAGTAAGTTTCAAATCCGGGGTAAAAGCCGCTTTGTTAATCTGCATTTCTTTTGGAAATTCATTGGCATGGTTATTGAACCATACGATCATTTCATTCAATTCCTCTTCGGAATAAGATTCTTTTTCAGCCATAATACATAAGTTGATGTTAATAGTGTGCAAAGATAAAGGAACATATAATTCATGGGTTATCTTTTAACAGAAATATTATCAAAATAAAACCGTCCCTACTTATCACAAGCCGGAACGGTTCAGATTAGTTATGTTTTGACAATCTACTTCACATTTTATTGAACAAGATACCAATGGATTTGTTCAAAGGGATTTGCCTATTTCTAAAATATTTGTTGTCACATTATTACGTATTACAAAAAAGGAGGGGCATCGTGCATCACGAGCCCCCCAAACTTTTATTACGAGATTGGCTTCTACTCCAAAATCACAGGGCAAAGATACGCAAAATTCTATTCTTTTCAGTTGATTGTGTAATCCAATTGGGAAATTGTATTTTTTGCTATATAAATTTCGATAACAATTGTATAAAAAACACTCCGACTGACTCATCACGAGCCAGAGTATTCAACTTATGAATTTCAAGTTTTATTATGAGGAATCATTATTACGCCAATGTTTTTTTCGCCAACAGCGCAACAATAATCAGTACGGTTACACAAACACAGGCAAAACCGAATTGTTCATGGAAATAAAAAAACTTCCCGACTTATCACAAGCAGGGAAGTCTTAATCATAAATTTAAAGTCTTATTATAAGAAATCGTTTCCACGTTGTCGCCTGACCACCGCCAGTACGATAACAACAAGAACTGCCCCACTAACACATGCCAGAACTATTTGTTCAAGCAATTTGGATTCTCTTTTATCCTTCATCACTTCAGTGTACTCTTTCTCATGGATATCGGAAGAGCATTTCTTGTCGGCATTGAGTTTGATAGTATCGTTTATAACTGTTTTCTTGTCTTTTGCCTGATTGAAATTTCCCTCTATTTGCCCATCTGCCAGTAACGGCGGTTTCCCGGTCAGGCTGTCGGGCGGTTTTCGGGTATCATAAACTCGAAAATCAATTACATAGTTACCATTAGTGGTTATCAGTTCTCTTAAAGAAGTAGCAGACCCATGTACGATATTGACAGATTCACCCGTGCTGTCCTTCCTGATTACTTCTACATCGGATTTGACAGCCTTATGCGAGCTGCCACATGATCCGAACAACAGGAACAAACACATGAAAGGAGCCAGCAATATATGCCGGCTTACCCAGTTCATAACCTTATTATATAACCACATCATAAAATCTGCATGATGATTGAAGCGGCCACAGCGACAATAATTCCAATTCTCCATGCCCATTCAAGGCGAGAGTTTTTAACCGTTTCACTCGTGATAATGAGTTTGGCACGCAAGTTATCAGTATCTTTCACAAAAAATCCTGGTTCTTTTTCCATAGTTGCTGTTTTTAGAGTTTCAAAACTTGTTTCCTGTTATCCCCGTCAGCTCGATAACTGACGTGCACCCAAGCGAAGTTAGACTCGTCAATCAATTGATCATAGGGCAGGTTCTTTCGGATATACTCAAACAACAGCTTGTTTTGCTGTCTGTCTCCTGTGTCAATGTCGGCTGCTTCCCCCTTCATGTGCTGCGAGGTCTTACTTCCCTTGACAGCCGCATTAAGTTCCGGACAGCGATAACCACTGTTTACTGTTATAGGCTTTCCCCACCATGTGCGTAACGGATCAAGCACATTATCTACCAAGGCAGTCAGAGCAGTCACATGCTCCTGTCTGCATCTGTTGTTGATACCCAAGCGGTCAGCAGTCGTTGACTTGCAGAGTTCCGCAATCGTAAAAAACTTCATTTCTTATCCTCCTTTTTGTTTTTTCATAAAAAGAATATAGCTATATTTGCACAAAAACATAGCATGTTTTTTTCATGTAATAGAACTGAGTTTACCGGTCTGGCGAGGCCGGTTTTTCATTATTCCTACTGATTGCCCCCTGTCCCTCATCAAACAGTATCTGAGCCACCATCCTGGCAATATCATCCTTGTTCTCGATGATCACACTCATTGTCTTTTCTGCTTTGCGCAACTCCGCTTTCTCCCACGATTTTTCGCGTACCGATTTAAACTCACAGAAAATGCAGTAACCCGTCCAAATCATTGAAAAAACAGGGAAGGGGATAACTACGCAACATAACAGGTCAATGAAGCACAATTCTATGAACGGGGTGAAATACTTCTTCGCCTTGATGGCTGTTTTCTTATACCCCGTGGATGTTCTTGCCTCCCCGCGTTGTTTGGCCTTCATTATTCCTGAGACCAGATCCACGAACATTGCGCCGATAGTGGCTGCGATACACAAGGCTATCAGTACAATGTGTATCATCATGTGCTCGTTGATAAAATTGTAAATTACGTCTTTCATTACTTTGTCTTGATTATAAAATATATTGTTCCAAAGATATGTCTATTTACTTGCGTCATTGTTGCAGAATTACTTAAATCCATTGCCACGATATGACAATAAAAAAGACAAGAAAAATTAATTATAAAGCTTTCTGCTAAACCCAATAGTAGAAATCTAGTAGAAATATTAACATACAAACACTTATTTCTACTGAATATCTACCACTATTCAATAAAATGATATTATCAATTGATATTCAGCTTATCATCCAAGTTCCGGCGGAACTTAGGCTAAAAATAAGATACATTATGGTAAAAATGCACAAGTTGACCAAAGGTGGGCAAACCATATTCCCGGCTACTATCTATGATGCGGTGGTTAATTCCAAAACGCGTAAGAGTCTGGCTACAGAAATGTCGGGGTTGAATAAAGGAAGTGCCATTTCAACACAATTTGATACAGATTTTTCAAAAACCAGACTTGGAATTCCAAAAGAAAATAGAAGTACAGGAAAGATTTTAAGTTATAGGAATGGAGCAACTGGGGAACTCACTGTTGAAATGTATATGGGAACATCTATGGATGATCAATATTGGAGCGATGATTTATTCTGGTGCCCATTGCTGCCATCGACCAAATTTCCCTTTATCAACATCACGGCAATAACCGGCAATAATTACAACACGCCCGATGCTGCCAGGAATGCTCTGCCGAATACTTACAATAAAAAAATCGGATTGGTTTTCACTTATAGAGATTTGACAAACAGATATAGGGTATATCTGTACAATTCTGAAACGAGTAATTATATACCGCTTGATTCTTACATGTACGATTCTGTCGTGTATAATTCGAACAAATCTAATACGAGGTTGTCGATAAGCAGTATTAACCGGAGAAAAGGATTTATCTTATCGTATCAAAACGAAGACAGGTTTACAATTGAAATATATAAATCTGATAGTGTAGAGAATTCAAATTGGATAAATGACAAGAATTGGATCGAAGTATTAACCATTGACTCTCTTGAAGAGGTTAAAAACGACTTGATGACAATACGACACATGTTGCAGGATGTGTCAATCAACAAGGTATATGATGAACTTTTGCTCGCCAATAAAACAATAGACGGAGTCGGAAATATTGTAAATGGAAATGGGATTGTTATAGAAAGAATTGATATACCGGCAGGAGAAGAGTATATCTATACCAATGCATATTCGGTTTATTTTTATAGAGATAATGGCACGCTGCTTGGCACGGTTAATATGGGTGCTTCAACGGGAAAGAATATCTCAAAAAGAGAAATACCATCAGAAGCATCATATTGCAGGGCTTGGAATAATAACGCAAGAGATTTTTATTATCTGTCATTCAATGAGAATTTTATCCCGCTTGAATTCGGTATAACACAACTTCCTGAAACTTATTTAGATAGAAATCTGATAACAAATGATAATCTTATTGATGGTTATAATAATGTTAATGGATCGTTACAGTCAAACGAAGCTTATAATACTACACGATTGATTAGAATCGTTGACAACATAACATCTGTTTTTACCAATGCATTTTCAGTTGCCGTGTATGCAGCAGATGGTACGTGGATTGGGTATAGGGGCAGTCAAACAAAAACCTTTAGGGAGGTGATGACAGGTGAAAAAAATTGGGAATATATAATTTTTAATTTCAACAGTGTGGACTCCCCGTTTGTCTCGTTGAATTATTACCCTTGCAATCCGCAAAATGTGAGAAATGTAAAATTAGATAGAAATGAAATAATCAATATGGCGTATAAGGGGAAGAAATTTTGTTCATTTGGAGATTCGATCGTAGAACTGATCTCGTGGCAGAAGTATGTGTGGAAATATCTTCAATTCTCAACACATTATTGCCGAGGTATCGGAGGCTCCAAGGTTACATCCATTTCCCCACAAACCAAGAAAGTGGACGAAAATGGCTACTATAATGCCGCTCATCCCGAAGAAGGAACTATCACTATACAGGATAATATGTGTGGTGACGGCCGAATAAATACTATTCCGACCGATACGGATGTATTAGTCATATATGCCTCCGCTAATGATATCACGGCAAATGCCCAAATCGGGGAGCTTGACGATCAGGACGAAAATCATTTAAAATACGCCTATGGGCTAATGTTGAGAAAGATTATCAAAAGATTGCCGGATGCCAAGATATTCGCTTGCATACCACATAATTTTTACAACTCTCATAATAATGCTGATTATCCTTATAAAAATAATATAGGATTAACGATACAAGATTACGGGAGTGTGATAAGAGAAGTATGTGCAATATATTCCGTCCCCGTAATTGATGTAAATGCATTAAGTGGAATATCAACACTTAATATCACAACGTATTTGCAGGATCAGGTTCATCCAAATTCCGCAGGAGGCATGAAGATAGCTAACGTTGTTATTGATGCTTTAATTCAATATGTTCTCATGGATCTAACCAATCCTTACATCGAAGATACAAAAATGTAAAATTATGATAATTAAAAAGTTAATCACTAAAATAATGTTCCGTCTGTCTGTGGAGATACACCCAAATGCAGAATGGTTCTAGGGGTAAAGGGCTGATCTTGGTGTAGGTCAGCCCTTAATAGTAAACTCATTACTCTACAGATTCACTTGTGTCCTGTTTCAATTTTTCAATATAGTTTTTTAAAGTTTTTATATAATCAGGAACATCACTTTCCGCATATTTTCCAAAATCTTCAAATTGAATATACGAAGGTGAACCATCGCTTATAATTGGATAAACTTGTTCCAATTCAGCTTTCATATATTTAGCGTGAGTAAACATATCATCCAAAGCATGTTTACGGTCTTTTTGGAGCCTCCCATTTTTAGATTTACATTTAGATTCCTTATATTTCTCTAAATGATATTCTAAACTAGATACTACTCGTTCTAATTGACTGATGTTTCTTTGTTTTTCATCCATATTCTTATATTTTTAAAATTTCAAGAACAAAATTAAAAAACATTTGATATAATGGTCTTGTTTGATATAAAATTTTATGTCATAACAATTCCCTCAACCGATATGGTCACATTATCCATTATATTTTTAATTGTATAAATATCAAGTCCGGGAGCTGATAAAATGCTGTCTTTGGCAACAGAGTCTCCATTAGCCTTTACACTAGCCGAGCTACCATCGTATCCCTCCTGTATGGTCAGCTTTACACTAAACTCCCCACCTTCAGAAACGGGAGACACGCTGTTATTATATGCTTCAAGCTGATAGCCGTTTCCCTGCTGCATGGTAACAGTATATGTACGTGTGGAAGCCGCCATAGCCTCAATGTCTGCGATAGGAGTCATTTCCATCATTCGGGCAATTATTTCACGGGCGATCCTTTCATAATAAGGTATGCCGCCGTGTGTCGGATCAATGATGGTATCATCAGTATAATGACTGTAAAACCAAGTCTTGTTCATATCATTAATACCGGTCTGCAATTTGGATTCAACGTATTTGACCCCCCACAGATTCAGCACCTTGATCATGTCAGCGGAAATATTGTTTACAGCGGTAGAAGTTTCACACACGTGAGGAGGTAAGACAAACAGGATATTGATGTTACGTGCGACAAGCACTTGATTAATTCCGGTGTAATCCACCTCATTATAGTATCCTTTCACTTTCATATATCTGTAGTATAATTTGGACAGGAGCACATTGATCGCTCCGCAAAGTGTGTTTGTATCATGGTTCGATATGGAAATATCTCCCAATGTGTAGCTGCCTCTGTCGTTGGTCCCTCCTGCGACATTTATCAAAACCGCATCTTCTGCGAGGGCATTGATACGGATATCCTGCCAAAAAGCATTACCATTTGAACCACTGATACGCGTTCCTCCGATTCCGTGCCATTGTGACATTGTACCTAACATCCGGTCTATAAAAAACTGGTATCCGGGATTCTGAGAGATACTGTCCCCTAATGTATCAGTAATCTTGTCGGTCCACCATGTTCTGACATCCCAGTTATGGACTATCTGGTAAAGATACAGATAGTCGGTCGGCACAGCCTGCTTCACATGACTGATATACGGTGTCCTGTCTCCACCTCCGCCCAGTTTTACCATCAAATCGCCTGTCTTGTTATTAATGTGGTATTCAAACCGTATCTTGGAGGTTCCTTTACGGGCGGCGAACATAAGGTAAGGGGAACTACCACCTTGTGTGTTCAGTTCCCGTTTCGGAATATATGTGCCATCATCTGTATAACAATATATATGTCCTGATGTAACACCCTGAACGGAAACGATCCCTTCTGACGGACATTCTATAAAATCCGTGATACGATATGATGGATTGGATACAACCGCACCGGTTGACGCGTCAAGATACGCATTGGTCAGATTGCCGTTAAACAGGTTGTATGTTTTTGTTTCAGCAAGCGACAGGCTTTCACCCATCCTCTCCCACTGTGCATTCTTTCTGCCATAGATACGGTCATCTACTGGCGCTTCTTCTACCGCATTGATTTCTTTCAGCAAGTCGGGATTTTTAATCCAATACTCCGCAGAATTGGAAGGGGAGTCGTTGGTGATAACCAAAGAGGATACATTACTGGTTATAATCATGTTGACCTCTTCCATGTCTGCTATATCCGCATAATCCGCAATTTGGAAATAAGATGCCGGAAGTCCCATGCCCGTCTGTGTCTTGAATGAACCGTTAGTGATTATGGTACCCTTATTATCCAGAATAAAGAATGTCACGCTATAGTATTGATTTGCCCAAATTTTATCGGTATTCTTCACTTTAAATATCGGATAAATGGCCCATCCATCAGAATTCTGCATATAGCCGGTCGCACCTTTTATAAACCGCACATTCAGTAGTGCATTTTCCAGATCAAGCATGGAATTTCCTCTCACTTTATAATCACTCAGGACATTGACCGGAATATCGTACTCCTTGTTCCAGTAATTGACAAGGTTCTCAAGAAATATTTTACCACCATTCTTGGCAAAACACATTGAAACCTTGGTGTAAACGAGTTTGGTATTCAGAGTGAATGAGTACGTTCCAATTTCTGTATTATAACTGAAGCCTCCTGTATCATCATCTATATATGCCAACGCCGTAGGGGTGTTACCCGTATTCTTCAAAATATCCTTGAATAGAATAAACGCCGGACTATCCTCCCTGCTGATCTCAATACAAAGATAATCGCTGTCATTTACATATTTTTTTGTTCCGGCAATAATCTTGACGTTATCTCTTATCACAAACTTGTCGTACAATGTTGTAGATTTATCAACAAGTTTCATTACATAATTAGAAAGGGAGTCATTTGGAGCTAATTCAGCTATTTCTGTAGCCAGGCTCTTACGTGTTTGGGGATTGACCACCGCATCATAGATAGTAGCCGGATAGATGGTTTGTCCGCCCTTCGTCAGTTTATGCATTTTTACCATAATGTATCTTATTTTTAGCCTAAGTTCCGCCGGAACTTGGACTGTTGTTATTTTATGTAATTATTGATTAACTCTTAAAATCACTCAGCACATCATCATACTCCTGATCTGACAGAGATACGCTCTGCACCGCATTGTATGCGGCATAATCCGGATAGGGAATGATCTCCGCTGTGCTCTCATCCGTCTTGCCGGAAACGAGGATAACACCTGTAATCTCCACCGATACAAGATTGCAGATACCATCGGCAAAATCAGCATCAGAAAGATAGTATTCGCGTTTGACCGACAGAGTGCCGGGACGGAGTCCATGCCTGTCAAAAATGACCAGCAGACTACCATCATCAAGCCTACGGCAGTTCTTGTACCCGTGCCCGTCAAACTCCGCAACAACACATCCCGACAGGACTGTACGGTAAGTGAACCGGAAGGGAGTATTCACATCCCCATTCAAGTTCTTCTCTATGATCTTAAAATCGGACTGATAATTAATTTTCATACCTATAATATTGATGTTACATCATCTATCTCCTCGGCTGTCAAGATGCCGGAAAGGTCAACACTTCCACCGCCTCCGGTTGTTCCTGTAGGACTCCATTTCCCCTTTATCTTGCAATCATATATAGGACCGGGTATGGTATCCCCCACGACGGCCCAGTCGCCCACAACTGGAGATGGGACAGTCTCTTCCAGCAATTTAAGACTAGAGAACAAGCCTTTGTTGCGGATGCCGTTCTGCTTGACCTTCTCCACTTCGGCGGACGTCTTGCTAAAGTTGTTGTTAAGACGGTCTGCCGCCTCACTCCAAGTACCTGTTTTATTGATCGAATTAAGTTCCATATCACTTCATTTTATTTAGGCAGTTGGTTTTGATCCCATACAATCTCAGATCCTTTAACCATAATGATGCGTCCTCCCATTATCTGGGTCTGATATATATAACCGTCACTTCCTTTTTGCTCGACAACCATACTGTCCGGGCGGAAATACAATCTATTACTGTTGAAAGGATCGAACATGGAAATATTGGGAATCATCCCTCCAAGTCCGTACTGTAGGGAGATACTGAACAGTTCTTCCCCATTATAATCATACATTCTGATAGACGGTACGGAATACTCATCCTCAGGGGATATTACGATCTTGTAACCATTGGATGATATAACATTGACAGTACCACTAAACTCTCCCTCTCCCTTTATCCATATATTGCCATCCTCATCAATTTTAAAATTACCGTTAGGTGACTTTACATTTTTAAAGATTCCGCTTTCCGCATTGACTTCCCCTCTGAACTTACCACCTAGAGCATAGATATATCCTCTCAAAAAAACATCACCGCCATGAGTCGCAACAAAGTTCGCCATATTCGCCCATTCTTCATCGGTGGGTTGATAATTCGGATCATTACGAAACTTCATTACGGTCAGAATCGCCTGTTCCAGTTTTCCTCCTGCCCAAAACGCCACATCATCATCGTCATTGTATATGCCGCTCACTCCGGCGGTGACCTTCTGCATCTTGCCATCCTTGTAGTTGCCCAGTTGGATCATATTGGCAAGGATCAGACCGCCAAGGATATCCACAGAACCATCTTTGATCGCGCTGGCGATATAATTAATCGCCTGAAAACCGGCCATGGACTTGTCGTTATCAAGAATTGAAGGCTTCCAATCGGTGGCGATGGTCCCACGCTCTAACTGAAGGTCACAAACGGTTGCGGTACCACTGATAAGAAATATACCACTGCCATTGAAGGTGATCTTATGGGTATATCTCTGATAAGAGGATGTGAGAGGTTGAGAAACACTGAAAGAACCGCACGAAACAGACACAGACGTACCCTTTGCTTTATAACTGATAACATAACTTTCTCCTTTAATCAATGATACGGACTGGGACAAACTACCGATTGCGGCAGAGTACCCGGAGCCGGCATCACTGTCCGCAGATACGGTAGCCACTCCCGTCCAATATTCCAGTTGCTTGCTAAAAAGTTCGGTATCCGCCGATAGCTCGGTAGCGGCAGACAGGTCCTCTGTCTCATAATCTCCCGTAAACCCGGAATTACGCAACAGATTGACACTTCCGACAGCCGCATTGTCTATCGCATCCTGAGCCTTTTGGGCCAGATCGGCAGCCGCCTGTATCTCATCCGGAAGACCTTCCATATTACGCCATCCAGTGGAACCTTGTTCGATATGAAACATACCCTTGATATCAACACCTTTATCGTGAGTATATTCCATGTAAGTGGTCCGATCCTTGTCACCAATGTATGCATTTCCGTACACCTTCATCCGGGCTTTGCCGGTAGATTTGTCAAAATCAAAAGAAATAACATCTTTCCCAGTCAAGGTAAAATCATTAATACCCTGATACATGATGATGGACGGAGAAACTTCGTTCACCGAAGAGAGAATTATCGCCGCCTGTCGGGTCATATCGGTCTTATGACCTAACCCCACGATATCATCACCTGCCACCGGAACATCGTTCTCGACATTAGGATCACATACGGTCTTGGACAAGTCTATATAGTTCTCACCCACTGCTGTGACCAACCGCCAGTAATAGCGGTTGCCGACATGATGAGAAACGCCTGTCTTGATATTGCACTCCTGGGCTATGGCAAGAGATCCCGGAGTAAACTGGTTCTCTATCTCAATTCCGTCTTCCTCTTCCTTGAAATAACAACGGTAAACAGCATCCAACTCATCTACACGGTTGCATTTCATACCTGCATGGGAAATCACCTGCTCGCCACCCACATACGTTTTCTTCTTGACCTCAAGTTCATCAAAAACGGCTTTGACCTTGACATACAGATAATCGACAACAGCCTGTGACATACCGTTCTCAAGCACAGTAATTCCACTACCGTTTTTACCAATCAAAAGACCTTTCAAAAACGTGATCAGCTCATTGGCAGTGTCTTCTTTATCTTTGCGTAAAAAGTATTTGGTGAGCTTTTCTATATCAGAATTATCCATGTTTTCTAGAATCCCGATAAATATGCGCCCAATTCTTTCAGCTGTATTCTCTCCTTCTGTAGATGCATTTCTTACTTGAAGAGCCAGTTTCTTTAATATGTCAACAGAATCGCTCATTCTCCTATTACACGAAAAACAGTTCTATTAGATTTTAATTTCCCTTCACCGTTATAAAGTGGCATACCGCATTCTTTTAGGTAAAGCACGCATTCTTTCAGGTAGCGGTCAGCTATACTACATGCATCGCTATACACCATCATCTTTTCCTTGAATACTGTATGACTGCTATATTCACCTTCCTTGTTCACGAAGCCGAAACGGGATACATTTCCATCTCCATTTTTGACAATACAGGCATAGGTATAATAAGCCAAAGCTACGCGAAGTCCAGTGATGATTATCTTCTTTTTACATTTAGTTTCATAAGTACCTCCGTCAAGCAGTAGCTGGTATTTTTCAGGATTTTTTTTCACGTCAAGGAACAGTTCGTCTCCCAACGCTGATTTGATGTAGATATTCTCCGACTCACGGATGTAGGTTTCTATCTTGTCAGGATCGAGATGTACAGACATTCCGCGAGACAAAGCCGATACCTCATCTGTTGTTATTAGATACTGCTGCATTTCGTACATACTTTAATGGTTCCACACTATAATCATTAGAGGGGTTGACTACTTCATACCAATAGCTGAATATACGGCTAAAGGTACGCTCTATTAAGCGTTGTTGCTTGCTTACGATAGAATTGTAATACTCGAAAGCATCTTCCAAAATATCGCCTGAGAATCCGACTTTACCAATACGGATGCAATACCATGGCTCTTGGCCATAAGCTGAATAAATACGTTCAACCACACTTGCGTCAGTAACGGTAAATTCTTTGTCGTAATTTTGTGAGTTCATATTTACTATTTCAGGCTTTTCCTCATCGTTTTCTAAAGTAACTTCCATGATCTTTGCTGCATTCGTATCACCTTGCAACTGGATGAGTGTATTTGAGAAACTGTCATCATCGTCTGTATCTTTCACTTCGTTGCCTTCTTCGTCAAAGGTTATGTTCGATCCCTTTTTGGTGAATATCATAGCGCCAGGGAAGAAATTATTTCGTACATTTCTGTACTTGACATTGGACAGCCCTTCATCGGTACTCATCTCTGTAGCTACCCGGTCACCTTTTCCGACTGGATAAGTATTTTTCCCGGCCATTGACACCCATAGGATTTGACCTTTGTAGTATTCAATGCCTCCGGCTGCTTCTATTTGAGCCAGTATAACATCTTTTTGAGGGTTAAAAACATCTATATAGTCGATGTTTTCTTTCTTGACCTGCAGAGCTTTCCCTTTACGTGTCTTCTTTCCGCTCCAGTCTGGATGTACTGCTATTTTTGCCACATAACCGTTTTCATCTTCTTCTGTCAGACGGCAATTTTCAAATGGTACGTGCTGCATCTCCACTATCTCACAGAAAACATTGTAGTTAACATGGATTGCTATTCCATTGAGTTCGGACATGTCTTTACATAGTAACATGTGCACATCATCCAATGTGTCACCTTTTCGATTGACTACATATTTGGAAAAAGCAACCTCACGAAATCCGTTTCCTTCAATGAAGTCAGCGAAACGGTCTGAGCATTCAGATGCAGTAGAGCTTGCAGCAATGATATTCTTTAATGTCTGCGGATATAGGTTGTCCTGTCCGTAGGCTTGAATTCCTAGATTTTGTAAATAGCTTGTATCAATGCGGTTACTGCTTTTCTTTTTTAGATCTCTTACTCTCATATTCGCGAGGTTTACGTTCGTCCTTTATTTCTTTTATTCAACTTCATCTTCGCCTTCTCCATTCATTGCGTTCACAATTTCAATGGCCTTGCTTAGATGCAGATTCAGAACTTTTTTACTGATTTTCTTGCCGTTGATTTGGAAATCTTTCAACGTGTCAGCCACGGATTCTTCAGAAACTCCGTCTTGTAATGATTCTACCATTGAATCAAGCAGGCTTTGATTGTATCCACATTTGTTAACACGTTCTTTCCAGTCCGTAGGTACATGGGCGAAATAAATTTCACCTTTCGGATTTTTGGCAAGGTACTTTTCAGCAACTTCATCAGTGAGGTTGTCATTAGTGTACATTTTATTGCTTCCGAACTCCGGTTGAAGCAGGACACCATTCTTTAATATATAATTACATTTTTCTTTCATACGGTTATTCTTTTTGATGTAAACAGTCATTTCGATTACAGCATCGCGATAGCAGTCGTTACACGATGTCTTGGTGAATTCTTTTCCTAATACTTCCTTGTACAATCTTTCTATCTCCGATTTATCAGAAGAGGAGTAGGAGGGAAGATCTCCTAGCTCCTTTAATTTATCAACCACTTCTTCTAACTCCATAATCATTCAGCTGGTTTTGTCAGTGTTTCAACAAGCGTTTTTGTCGCATCGTAAGATGTTTTGTACAAGAATAATGCTGATTTGGGAACCTTGGTTTCTTGCAAAGAGATATTCCATCCCCCTTCCGTTTCTTCGGAATACTTGTCATTACCGATCTCTGCGGCTTTCAAACCTTGGTAGTAACCGTAAACCTGGAAAGCTGAATCTCCCGGATTTTCGGTTTTATTTAACCCTTTGGCTTTATTTTCCAATACAACGACAAAATCACCGTTAGCAAGCCCGTCAATAATGTCATTGCATACATCGGGGTCATTTGCTAATACAACCATGTTCACTATGTTAGTAAACGTGTTACGATAGGTTCCTGTTGCCAAGGTTGTATTGGTACCAGTAAAGGGGGTTGCACCGAATACCTGTACCTTGTAACCTTTTTTACCTGTTTTCAGTGCAAGAGTTTCGATCACATTCTTACGGGTTGCGTTGAATGTAACCGCACCGAAATCCACGTCTGCGCGATTCATTATCACACCTTCCTGTTCCAGCCCGGGAACGATAGGATCATCGCACGATGGTGCGATGTCCTTTTTGATTGTTATATCACATATTGCCATATTTGCTCTTTTTCGTTAGTATGCTACCTGTACCAACTCATCTTCGCCAATCATGGAACCTAATTTTCCTGTTGAATAAATGTAGTTCTTGCGGGCTTTCTTATCAAACCAGATATCCAAGTCCGACATCGGTTCGGTGCCCTCACATCCATACATCAAGTTCTCAGGAGAACATAAAACAGCACGATGCGGTAAGTTAAGTTTGGTTTTGTTGTTCTGATAGGCTTGAATAAATCTATCCCAAATGGAACATTTAACGATGGTTGTTCCATCGTATTTGCTGACCTCTACACCGTCAAATACAACTTCCCAGGGCATGATTACCTTGTACTTTTCTTTCATATCGTGAGTCAGAGCATCGCACATTGACTTGGTGGCGAAAATTGCGCATCCGTCTTTTTGGAAAATCCGGCTGTCGGCATCTTGCAACATCGCATCGAATATTGATGTGGCAATGCCTGTTTCTTTCATCTTTGATTTTTGTAATGCATATGATTCTTCTGCGTTGGCTGCAATTTCAGTGTGCTGTTCGGCATTGTTGGTACAGATGGCAAACAGACGTTTGAAAAAACCGTCACATGTTTTAAATAGTTCGATGTTTACTCCGTCAGTGATTTGACCACCTCCAGTGACAGACGCTGCTGATTTATCTCCAAACCATGTAAAACGCCACATCATTTTCATCATAGCTTCAGACAGCTTCGGCAGTACAATACCGTCCATATATTCGGTCGATGTCAGGTCTCCTATATTTGTTCCCGTTTTAAGGCAGTACTTGGCAATGGTGTTTTCCAAGTCTGTATAGCACATTTCCAAAGGAATTTGCCAATCCCCGATTTCCCATTCCTTTTGGGCGGCAGCGATAGCCACTTTTTTATATTCAGGGTCGCATCCGGAGCCGGCTACTCCGATATCTTCCATTTCACCGATAAAACCTGCTTTTTTACCGTTAGTCACATTGGGCATAAACGTCATAAAACGCTCCATGTCCTCGTTTTGAAAGACTGTTAACTGAATAAGGTCTTTCAAGTCTTTTACAGCCTGATTATCAGGTGTAAGTTTGTCAAAATCTAAAATAGGCATTTCCCCTCCTTTTATTACTTGTTGTTTCTTTTTTCTCTTTCTTCACGAAGTTTTCTCTGAATAGGCGTTTCATTTTCTTCTACTCCTTTTATACCCTTGTTGAACGTTTGGGTACGAGCTGACACTTTATAAGTACTACAATGTTTTGCCAGCCAGTTTTCGCCCCCGGCCATACGGACTGCGTTCAGAATCTTGTTGTCCTCAATGGTACGGGCATTCGTCTTTAGAGAAGCATTCTCAGTTTCCAACTCTTCTATACGGGCTTTTAAAGCTTTCACTTCATCCTCTTCCAATTCATCAGGATCTTTAATTTCTGTAATAACGCCATCTGTCACAATGATAGTCTTTCCGTCAGGCATGACATGTTCGCCATCGGGACTTGCTGTATCTCCTACTTGGGGTTCACCTTCATCTCTTTCCACGGTAAGCGTGTTACCTTCGGCATTTGTCAATTCCATAGATACGACCTGTACGTCTTCAATTTTTTGATAGCCGCATTTGGCCAGCAGCCTGTCTATGATAGTCTGCTTCACTGTTACTTCTTTTTCTTTGTTCATTTTTTTGTTATTAAATGTGTAAGTTCTCCCTTTGGCAGTTGTAGGCATAAGAACGGTCGTGATAAAACCTAATTGTTTGGCTGTTTCACCACCAAACCAACCGGCTTTATTCATTTGGGCTTCGATAACTGAGGCTTCCGATCCTGTGCGTTCTACATACAAAGCTAGCATCTTGTTTTTTTCACTCTCCAAGTTTGATTTTATTGATTCTAGGGTTTCAAGATCAAGGTCTCCATCGTATGAAGCCATATAAGGCTTGTGAATAAGAAACTTTGCATGTGGATAAGCAAAACGTCTTTCTTTTGCAGCGGCCAATAATATCACGGTTGCCATGGATGCACATCGTCCTACTGCAGTACAGCTGATTTGCTTTCCTGAAGCACGTAAGGCGTCATAAATGGCATACCCTTCAACGGCATCACCACCGCATGAATGTATCTCAATATCAATAACGTGGTCATTCGGATCTATCCAAGATAGGAAATTTTGAATATCGGGAAAAGACAATCCCTCTTCACCAGTTAGATACCAATTTTCCATTTTGTCTTTATCCGCAACAATATCTTTGTTGATGTATAATTTCGCCATATATAATCTATTTTGAAGCAAAGGTAAAAAACGGTATATGGCTATAAGAATTTCAGAACACAATAGCACTGACACGCTTTGTCAGTAAAAAAATAAGGGGAAGAATAATCTTCCCCCTTATTGAATTGAAACGTCAACGGACAACCTGTCAATGACTCTATAGATGGTCCTTTCTGAAATGCTGTATTCATCTGCCAGGTACTGCATGATATATGCCTTTTTATGACCTTCAGCCGTAAGACGGGTGTAGTCTTTATACATTTCTAGGTATTTAATATCTGATGCATCTAATGACATTTCAGACATTATCCTAAGAGTGTTCCTGTTTATATATAATAGTTCGTATGCTTTCATAAACTACCGCTTTCTTCTATGTATTTAATTCTATTCGCAACTGAAGTAAACTCTTCTACAGAAACGACAGGGGCAGGAGCCATCATCATTCCTTTGGCGACTGCTCTGGCCAGCATATCTTCGCCTAAAGTTTGATTATTCGTTGCTGTTACATTAATTGGTACACCTCCACCCATCATATTGAAGGATGATAGGATAGGGGCGAACATGGACGTAGCTTTGGCAGTTATAACGGATTCTCCATTCGACAACTGTGCTGGAATACTGTCGCTCGTTCCTGTCCCTGGTCCTGTAACCAAACCACCTTCTGCAAATTTAGCACTTTTTACTATCTTAACAGCATTTGCAATGTTAGAAAGGATTGTTGCAATACCTGATGCCATTGTAGCTATACCAAGAATACCTTTCCCTGATTCAGCGGATACCATTTTTGCGATCGCCTTACCTGAATTGATGGCGATCTCTGCCAAAGCCAACATTTTGCTTGCCATAGCAAATCCTCTGTCAGATTCCCCAATTTGTTCTGTGAGAGCTACAAGGCCATTTGTCACCTGTTCCATTGCTTCATATTTAGTTTGTTCTATTTCAATCTCCTTATCGCTCAGTTCTTTTTTGGATTCCAGATAAGCATTCTGTACTTCCAGCTTGCGAAGATTGAATGCTTCTATACTTTCACCTTCCATTTGCTGCAGGCTATCGAGCTCGGCTTTCTTTTGTTCCATCCTTATACGAAGAATTTCCTCTTCGTTATCATATGCTTGTGCGATTTCCGTTTCAAAGCGTATGCGCATGGCTTCCTGTTGCTTGTTGATAATATCCTGCTCATGAGCTGTTGCCAGTTCGTCTATCTTGGTATTGTACTTTGCTTTAATGGCCAGTTTCATTTCTTCGGTCTGTTCTGTGCTGGTAAGTTCCGCCTCTTGTTGCGCCTGTAATTGTTGTATCTTTAACTGATACTCCTGCTCGCTGCCTTCCTTGACCGATTCCAATTGCAGGGATATCATTTTTAAACGGTTCTCCAGTTCTTTTTTCAGCTCCTCATCGGACAACTTGCTAAGCTCCATAGATTTTTGTTGTTCCAAAGCCTTTATTTTGGCGTTGATGGCTTCACGAGCCTTAGCGGTAAGGTTCTCTTCTTGCTTTAAACTGATTTGCAAATCCTCAATCTGCCGGGAATAGTTCAATTCAATCTCTTTCCGTGCTTGTTCTCTCTTGTCTTTCACTAAGGCAAGCATAGCATCTTCTGCTGCCCTTACTGCTTCCAGTTCTGTTTGCTTTGCTTCCTTTGCTTTGTCTGCACCTTCCTGGCGGATAGAGTTTAGGGTGTTTTGCTGCTCTGTCTGACGGCCGTAACTATCTTCCATTAGCTCCTGAAGTTCGTTGAATTGGTCACGGAACACTTTAAGGTCTTCTATCGTACTATCTGATAATCCAAGTTTTCCTATTACTTCATCGGCTGTAATATCACCAGCTTTAATCTGCTCCATCAACTTGCGTACTTCATTGTTCATCTCGGTAAATCCAAGGGTGTTAGCCAGCCTTGCTTCTGCTAGTTCTGTCTGTACGGCAAGGTCCTTCTTCTCAATTTCCGCAGCTTTTTCCGCAGCTTTAATACGTTCCTGTGTGGATAGGGTTTGGTCATCTGCAGCTTTTTTCAGTTTCTCAATTTCAGCTCGGTTAGAGGCACGTGACATGGACAGCATGACTTCCCTCTTGTCTATCTCATTCAAGACTTCTGCCAGCTTCCACGCCTGTTTGGTTTCATTGACTATTTCATCACCGATACCAGCGAATATGGATTTGGCATCATTCCCCGCCTGTTTGAAGTTCCCGGTAAACAGATTCACTAAAGCACTTCCCAACTTGCCTGCCCGGTCTATTAAGACATTTACAGTGGCACCCAGAGCCCCCATTATTTTATTGGCCGCTTCCACGCCCTTCTGTGTTTTGGTGAACCATGATACCAAAGATCCTAAAGCTACAATTAATACTCCAATACCAGTTCCAAGTAGAGCAACTTTCAACAGTTTCAAAACTCTAATCCAGCCGGTTGTGGTGGTCGAAACAGTAAGCATTTCTGTTTTTACTCCAGACAAATAATTTCTTACTCCACCCAAGGAGGTCACCATTACATTTATCTGCTGCACGAACGGGATATTGGCATTGGCGGCTTCCATTATAGCTTCCTTGTAATTGCCAACATTTCGGTAATACCGCTGTGTCTCTTCTTCAGCGCCCTTTAGAGCATCAGTAACCTCATTAATTCTGTTTTTTATGTCCATGCCTGTATCCGCATTTCGTTCCGCTTCGGATAAAGCATCGTATTCAGCCGTTAGGTTTGACAGTTTGGCACGGAGAGAAACAAGGCTGTTTTCTTGTGCCTTCTCCTGCTTGAGCTGATTTTGCATTGTTTTCGTTATAACACGTATCGAATCATTACAGTCGTTGATATAGGCTTTAGATGCCGCCATTTCTTCATTGTACTGCTGCCTTTTTATGTCTCCAGCCTTTAACTGTTCCTTCAGTTTCGCCTCTGCTTCTTTGGCTTTGTCGATTTTTGTCTGATACTCGGCTATAGCTTTGATAGCCTCATTATAATTCACTTTGATATCAAGTATCTTTTCTACTTTGTCTGCCATAATTAATCCAATTGAAAAAGTTTACATTCGCAAATACCTGTTTTCTCTGCTTTTATTGATATGACTGCGTAATATTTTCCATATTGGGCCAGATAAACAGGTACAGACATATCCAAGTTTCGTAATTCATGATCTCTGATTTCTACCAGCTCGGTAATAATCTTAGGTTCTCTGATATATTTCTGATAAGATTTGTAGTTGTTTTCAATAATAGTGTTCCAGTCCAGACCGTCAAAAGTTGCTGTATTGTCGTTCTTTAGGACCAGTAGTCTGGGATCTGTACTTTCGTTATATTGTAAAGCTCCGTCAGATGTATAGGAATATATCGGGATAGTTGCGATTCCACCTTTCATTTCAGACGCTGCGAAAGGCAATGTCAGCGTTTCCTGTTCATATTCCAAAGTCTTATCGTCAACGTATATGATTCCATTGTATTTGTTTTTGTCGTCATTTTTCCATTTGTATACATTCCTTTGAGAGAATCCGTCAATTTTGAAAGATATATTTTTAGGACGGTTTGCACTATATGAGGCGATAACTCTTTTGGTCCAGTTCAGAGCTTTGGTCTTATTTTCTATGATGGTATCAATAGGAACGAAGCTTACGATATTTCCATTGCCGGGAATGGCAAAAGTTCCACAAATAGATGCTATAGCTTTGATAAAGTCTATCTGTTTTATATCAGGTAGATTTGGAACATAATAGAACCGGGAGTTTGCTTCATCAGTGTCTTTCAAATAGACAGTATCTCGCATCGTTATTTTGACATAACTTCCTTCTTCTATTGTATAATTCCCCAATTCTGCATAAGGATCGTACAGTATAGCGCTGAGTTCCTCTGTATCTCCTGGATTAAACTCCCCATCTATAGCGAAAGAATACTTGTATTGATTTTCTTGTAATAAGGATATACTCGGATTACACCTGAATTTCAACTTGCTGGTTATGGATTCTTTGTTCCGTATATCGAAAGAAACACCATATTCACCTGAACTTTGCGGTTCCTGGCTAGTATTGACTATTATATTGATAGTTCCAATAATTCTAAGGGGTACGTTCTCTTTCTGCGGCTTGAATCCGATTACCTTGCCTGACGAATCTTTTGTTATAGCCACATAATAGTCAGATCCACTTTCCACAAATTGGAATATTTTGAGAATCCATCCTCCTGGAATATTATATGGAGATATTCCGTCATTTGTTAAAGTTGTAGTGCGAGCTTCGATTTCTTTTGGTGCGCTATTTCTTGAAAGCAATGGAATAACTAAAGTTTTCAACAGTTCGTAGTGTTGTTCTTGGAATTTAAAGGTGATATCGGCATCAGCTTCTATTTTGTTCAAAACCCACATAGCTGTAACCACAGGGTGATACCAGGCAGCCGGCTCATCATTTTTAAAGCCATAATCAATTTTAGGTATTCGGGGCGAATTGTCTCCTTTCTTCCAAATGATGTAATCTTCGTTTTCTGTCCTGCCGTACGATAAATCCTGCAATGTCTTGTTGTCATTTACAATTTCTGCAAATTTAGAAACATTGCCCCATGTCATGGCTATATCTATGGTTTCGGATATTTCTATAAGAATGACGCTGGCGTCCGATATGATTTCAATCCCATTGCGCAAATAGCGTCCTTTGTGGTTGATACGAGCATATTGTGCTGAATGGGATGGGAGATGCGCATAATTAATCACATGACAGTTGTTGACTGTCAAAGGTAGCTTGATGGAGTATGTGTTGTTGCTTGTGATCTTGCTTACATCGCTAAAAATATTACTTCTAAAATTCAATGTGATATTGGTACTTTCATTAATATCCATTGCTTTGTTATCTATGAATAGTAGTTGTTCTGTCATAAGCTCTGCACGTTAGTTTCAGGTAATATAATGTTCGCTTCAAAGTCTTGCAGTGATACCCGCTGTTTGACGAAATTTCCCACAGACACATTTACGGCCATCCATCTGGCGTTACCGTTATCATCATAGCCCATGAACATATCAACAACAGGAGATGTGGCCATTTGGTAAAGGAAGTCATAAGTTATGCTGTCTATTAATGGAGCGCATACGGGAAGTGTCGTTTCTTCCATTTTCCTTTGCTTTCGTCCGCTACCTCCATGGTATCCGTTCTTGTAACTGTAATCCTGCATATTGTTTCTGATGAACTCTCCGTCATTGGATACCTGCGAAGTCTCGTCTCCTTGCATGAATAGCCAGTAACACCACATTCCATGGCGGTTGATCCATCTCAAGTATATTCCACAGTCTGAATTGTCAACCTTACAAGTGATCTTTGTGGCCATATTGAGCAGCCCTCGGAAGGTGAAATCAAAGGTGTGGTCAAAAACAGATGCTGCCGTATTACTTCCAGGTAGATAAAATTCAACCCTGTCTGAAGCATCTATTCCAGCAAGAATGATATTCCATGCATTTTGTCCTGATAATGCGATAGGGGAGCTTTCGGAACCATCTATAGTTACTTTTACATTCCCTGATGTTGCAGAGTATAAGCCTACAGAGAATGGGTAGTTTTTGAACCATGTCAGCACTCGGCTTCCATTATACTGCTCTCCAACCTTACTGGTTCCCCACAATATGAATACGTTGAACTGGAAGCTGTTTTCAAGTGTTCCTGATTCGTTATACATATCAAGCTCTATGCTAAACAGACGTCCTAACTTACTATCTTCGGCGTGAGTTGACTTGTAATCGACTTCTCTGTATTCGTCAAAATAGCTCTGCGTATAGAATGATAGGTCAAAGAAGCAGGAACCACCGAACGTCGCTCTGTTCTCTCTGTCTGATGTGGCTGTGGTGGTGTCCGTTACCGTTGCAGTAACAGATTGATAGTTTCCGCCAAGGATATTTATTATCACAGGATTAAAGCAGAATCCTATTTGGTCAGGATATTCAATTGTTGTATTATCTATCGTATGTGTTCTCATTGTCGAAATTCAGATTTATATGTTCAACTTCTGTTTCATATATAGCCGATACCCTGCTGGCTATATTGTCCACGGTATTTTCTAGATCACGGGAATAGATTTCCTCATGTTTTCTGTTTCGGTATAGTTCCGTTCCTTCCTTGGCTATCTTTCTAGCGACAAGGTAGGCGAAGGAATCGGGCTTCTTTACTTGTATACCCTTATCTTCCACCCATTGGCGGATAATCTTGTAAAATCCTTTCGGAACTTTCCCTGGCCCACGTCCGGTTTCTAGTACCGCGAATGCCTGCCTGCCCCACAAAACGCCTCCGTCCTCCGATATTTCTACTTTCAGACTGCCCTTTGTCCTTCCACTGGCTACTTGTCCAGCTGCTTCATGGTTGGCTATAATTCGCTTGCGTAACGCTTCCAGCTCTTCACCTATTATTCTTAGGGTTCCGGCTTTAGTTTCTGCTGCCATATACAATCTCTTTCACGCTCTTGTTGCAAATAACAGTACCCATTATCTCTTCTAACTTAAGTTGGATAACTATTCCGGTTACATTAACATCCAGCTTGTCATAGAACACAGAATAAGGGATATCTCCTGATATTTCTTTGAACATCCCACTCCTGTTCAATAGCAATATGAATTCTTTGGCTTTATTCTTGCATCCTTCTATCACTGCATCATTTTCTGTGCCATCAAAATCGAACTTGGTTTTATCCATGAATGCCATCATACAGTTAGGGCAGTCTCTTAACTGCTGTCTGCCTAGATTAAAAGTTCCGCTTACAGGAAGGAGATTAAGCACTGCCGGCAATTTAATCTTGTCCAGTCTTATATTGGCTGTTTGCCAGTTGTCAAAAAGGTAACTTACACCCTCCATGGAGTCTACTATCTTTTTAATTTTTTGCTCTACCGTCATTTCTTCTTACTTAATATGTTTCTTAATCTACGTTCGAATCTTACTCTTTTGGCGTCCATGTCAAGACATTTATATACTCTGACCCATGGCACGCTGTCTACTTCTGCATGATCAGTGATACCCATGCGCTGCGCATAGTAATCAATCATGCCGAAAGGTCCAAAATTTAGCAATTCGGATCCTGCTTGCTTCTCTTCGGGTGTGGGTGGTACATTAGTCGACGCGAATAGTTTATTTATTCGTTCAACTTCTTTGGCCACCCATTGTACGAATCCCAGTACATCGCTAGCTGGAAGTTGGGATATATAACGTTTACTCAGCCCCATCAGTACAGTACAGGGAACGAACAATATATCGTGTTCTGTTTCGATGGATTGCAGTTGCATCAGTTCTCCCATATTTATGTCGTTTAGGGTATCTGGTGTCTTATACTGCCCTAGTTGATAAGGTTTTCTCAGTTCATCCAACTTGGTTCTAATGACCTCGGGTTCGGTGGCAATGCTGCTTATTGTCAAAAATTCTTTTACTGTCATATCTTTCCTATTTTTGCTTTTGGTCGTTTTGGTGTTGGTTTGATACGGAATATCATTGCCATTATCAACATATCAAGGTAATCTGTGGAATGACCTAATATTTCTTTCATTTTTTCTTTGCTGATTATTCCTTTCTTCCGTGTGTCTGCATCAATATGTGCTTGTTTGAGAACTGACAATTCTTCAATGATCCGTTCTCGCTGTGCTTCCGTGCATACAATACGAAGCAATCGATTGTTAATCATCTCAGCCAGTTTGAAGGCACACTCTGATTTCAAATTGTCAAATTCAGGATTAATAGGTCGTGCTCCTCCATGAAACTCCTTGATACCGTTCAGATAGCTTTCAAGATAGTTCCCCAATCCGTCAGAGTCCGCAATCATCTTACTACGAGGAATTGAGCATTCTATCATCATCCGCTTCAGGTCTGTTTCAATGGATTTTCCAGTACTGTATTCCTGATCCAGTTTGATAAAACACACATTCCCTTTCCAATGACCGGCGATAAATCTGTCTCGTCCCTTCATTGCAAGGTCTGCAGAACCGGTAGATTCACCTGCAGGAGCAATGAACTCATTCGTGAACAAGTCACAGATAGCGTCGTAGTTACACAGGGCAGTCGGGTCATTATCATACTCCCAATTGCCGAAATATAGGCGTTCCTTTGTTACCCGGTCTTTTGTGTTTCGAAGACTTTCGATGTAGTCTTCTGTTGCCCAAGGATTATCCTGCACCAAAGCTTGGATAAATGCATAAGGAGCTTGTAATTTGTCTTCTTTCCAGGGCTTGTAGAATTCACGGTATAGCCAGTTTTTCTTCGGGTTACAGGTGATAAGTATCTTTCCGGGTACATGGTATACATTGTTCATGTGGCGGCCGATACGGGTTTTCAAGACTTCGAAGGCAAGGTAGTGCACTTCACCAGCTTCCTCTATCCATCCTCCTGTATATTCCTTAGACCCCAATCGTTCATACATCGGATCTTTCACCGGATAATACGTCAAGTCAATATAAACGATTTCACTTCCGTTGTCGAAGGCTATCCCTTCATTTGTTGTCTTGTATGCCGTGAAGCTGTGAGAAGATGCTACCTTATTGAAGGTCACGGTAACGGACTCACGGCTATCCTTCAAATTATTTCGGCCAACAAACCAGCGAGTACCGGGAAGATAGTAGGCACATTGCATCAGCCATTCACAGCCTAGCCATGATTTACCACCACCTCCGGCACCACCATACAATAAAAATTTCGTTTTGCTGTCACGAAGAAAATTGTATGCCAATCGCTGTTTTAAGTTAACCTTTTGCTCCATATCACTTCAATTTGTCAGCTTCGGGAGTATAGGGAAGAAAGTCAAATCCGTTGAAGGGTTTGCCTTGTGTTGTATGATCCACTTCCTGTTTGTCGGACAACCCTAGCTTTCGGGCTATAATGTTTGCATTGAAAGCGCCAACACAGGCTCCTTCAAATTGTTGAGTCTCGATGGTTTCTTCCACCCGCGCGATGACGTGCAAAAAATCTTCATCATTTTTTTTCATGCATTCACTTCTGAAGCTACTCCACCAACGTGATGAAGTACCTAGATAGATACATAATCCGGTGAGAGAGTAGGGGCGCTGTGTAGGTGAAACTTCTTGTTGTGTTTGCTGTTCATTAACAGTTTCTGTTCTTTTACCTTTTTTGCGTCTAACAGGCATGGTACGTTGTATAGCCTTTCTTGTTGTCCATGGGTTTTCATCACACCATTGGAAATATTCGCACGCCGCCTCCCATAACGCTTCAGGCGTGGCGAAGAGTTTATCCCTGCCATGCTTGCTGCGTAACATCCAAAACTGATTTCCTTTAGGTGCTGCCATTGTTTATAGTGTTTTAAAGATTGGTATAATTTCTTTGTCCAAATCCCATTTGCGATTATTGGGAAGAGGAAGTGTGAATTCATATTGCAACGCTTTCAGATAATCACTCTTACTTGCGCTCCTTCCGTTGGTTGATGCTACTTGAAATGACGAACCTCTTAACTCTTTTTCTGGGCTTATCTTCATTCCTTTATCGAATATGTTAAAATCCTTTCCGATGTAAGCTGTGTTTAATCTGACGATGTCAGCTGTGGAATGATAATGCTGGAAGTACCATTCACCAAAACGGAAGTTGGCTGTGAAGTTCTTTGCGTCAAGGAATACGGCTTTAGAACGATGGTCGTGTGTTTCCTTGCGTTCAGATGATTTCTGGGCGAACAGCAGCGGAATGCCAGACCAGAATATCATTCCTCCGGGCTTGCATAATGCTGATAACGAAAGTAAGACATTCTTTTCATCCTCTTCTGAGTTCACAGAGTTCAACACGCTATCGCACACAACCACATCGTACAGCCCGTAGTCCGACAAGGTCTTGCATATGGAAGCACAGTCTTGCCTGATTTCCTTTTCATCAATGATGTCCGCTCCATCTTTGCGGTGGAAGAATTCAATGGCGTCAATGAGATAGCCTTTTTTCTTCAGTATGGTTGCGTAATCCTTTTGTCCGGCACCGAAATCGAGTATGCGCATATCCTTGGTGATGTATGGTATAACCTGCGTTTCATACAACGTTGAATGGCTACGCTTGCTTGGAACCCCGTTCTTTTGCCGTAGCCGTGCCTTTTGGGCAAAAGACTGTATATAGGTCTTTCGTTCCAGATGGGAATACTCGAACACTCCATATTCCTTAGAGAAGTATTTGAGCGCGATTTCTTCTTTCCCTTCTGGAAGGACATATACAAGTAGGTCCATACCTAATAGTTTTACCGTTTTGGCATATACTGTTGAGATGATCACTTTCCCGGTATGGTCACATACGGCATTTGCAAACTGGCCGTAACGGAGAATCATTTTCGTAAGGTCAACAACACGTGAGTTGTTTCCTCCTTTGGAAAGAATGGAGATATCTTTGTTGGATACAGTATAAAATCCTTCTGTTCCTTTAGGAGGACTTACATTGATTTCTGGTTGGATTTCCGACAACTCACATTCCGCATAGTTGTGAAGTTGGTTGAACCTTACTTCATCGGTGGAGTTTACACCATCAAGAATAAAGGCTGGAATATGGGTATACCCAAGCAGCTTCATTGTCTTTGTACGTTGGTGTCCTGCCATGATACGTTTATCCGATTGACGTATGATGATCGGTTTGATAATGCCTAATTCCTTGATGGATTTTTTTAAATCTTCTTGTGCTTCATTAGTGAGCAGGCGTGGGTTATATTCTGCCGGGTTCAATATTGATATGTCTATGTATTCCATCATAAGCTAAGTAGATTATTAACAAAACCAACCATTACACCGTTCTCATCCAAATATTCAGAAGCCCGTGCTTTCAGTGCTTCCAGTTCGCTTTCACTGACTGGAATCTTATACCCCTCAAATACTAAATATTTGATATGAGCTCCGGCTTCATAGTTTGCGTTCTTGAGTACATTATGACTGTCTTCTATATCTTCTGAAAAATCTGTCGGATCAGGAAAGCTGATGCCTTCCATACCCCAATTAAGCAACTCGTTACAATCCCAGTCAAACAACTTGGTTATGTCCCATTGTCCGTTGTTAACGTTATCACGTATGATTAGTTCACGTTCCCTTTCCTCGGTCAGGTTGGGAATAAGAACGGTCGGTACTTGTTGCATACCTAGCGATATACAGGCATCATACCTTTGGTTTCCGGCTATAATGATCAATTCGCCAGTACGGTCTGACAGGATGATCGGTCGGGCTTCGAAATAATCCGGATTGTTTCGGATTGACTCTTTAAGTTTGTCTAGCTGTTCATCTGAAATAGTTCTTGGATTGTTTTCCAGTTTCTTCAGTTCCTCTAGTTTTCTGTAAATAATTTCCATAATTGCTTTTTTTGCGTTACAGAAACGAAGGTACTTAATAAGGAAGCTAAGGGGAAAAATGAGGAAAACAAAGTACTGACACGGCTTGTCAATACTTTGTTATGTGTTGTTTGATTATTTTTAGCTTGTTATACCAGCGTGAAGAAAAAGGGAACCACCCGATTAAGAATGATTCCCCGAAAATGGTTACTTTGTATAGTTTGCTCATGGATTTTTCTTTTTAAGTATTTCAACACATTCCTTTATCCCATCATCGAAACCCTGTTTATAGCCTTTAGTATATTCCCCTATAGTATATACCGCCATTGACAGAAAAAATAGAAGGATACCTACAGGCTTATACCAACCGGGCAACGAGATGGAAAACGGTTTAAATGTAATTGTTAGATCGCCAACCCATAATAGGGCGATAATAAATATAATTGTAAATAATATTGTTTTCATTGCTTATTATGCTTTTTAAAATGTTCGTCAAGAATAAGTTTGGATATCTTGTACACCAATACGATCATACATGCTATCATTACAAATACTAAGACAATTCTAACTAACAAAAACTGATCAATAGCCCAAAGTAGAGAAAAATATACGGGTAAAGACAGTGCAGCTATAATGCCGGATATTATTTTATTCTTCATAATTCAGTTATTTCTTTTTTAAATTAATAATCTTTGTTTCGTAATTATCAAGCCCACTTACATGAGTGCTGACAACTACTATACTGTCATTAAGATAGGTTATGCTGCTATGCCTAGTATAGTATATCTTTGGGTATTCTTTATCTTCGATAGGGTGGCTACACCCAAATACTGTGGCTATTACCACAAGAGTGATAATATTCTTCATAATTATCTTGTATTACGTTAATTGATTTAAAATCTCTCTTCGAATAATTTCCCTTGCGCTAAATCTGAATAACCCTTTCTTTTGCTCATGAAAATCCGCAATAGGTATTTCGTTGATGTAGTAATAGAAAGCTTCATAACCGTCTGCAAAATTGCGGGAAAGGAAACCATTAGGGTGAGTGCTCATATATCTTTCAACGGCTATTATCATTCTTTGAGCATAACCGGGAAACATCTTAAACTCTAATTGCATCTGCTTGTAATTGCAGAGAGGACAGCCGACACAACCGTGACGGCTCAAA